GTAGTCCGAAAGATCCGCCGTACGGGTCTTTGCGGTTGATGCTTGTGGTCTGACAACGCGACTCGCGCCACATAATCTTCTTTAGCATCTTTTTCTCCTTTTTGGGCCAGCCGAGTTGTACTGCTTTCGTTGCGTAGTATTCGCATCGGAAGGGCAGAGCCTCGGCACTTGCTGGAGATGGGTGGAAAGCGGCAATAAGTAGCACGGCTGCCGCGAGTCGCTTAACGACGATCCTTTGATCGAGTGAACATAATTCCTCCTAATCAAGAGCCTTGAGGCCCTCTGGGGTAATGGCACAGATCATCTGTGCTGATCCTGAAGAGCCGATCCGAGTGGCTCCAGTAGGCACGATATAGCCTGCAGCTCGAAGATCCGAGCACCGTTTCCAGTAGCACCGTGAACGCCTGATAAGCCCAGATCGGGCTCCTGCTTCCTCATCGGTAAGGTTGTGGTTCCGGTACTCAATGAGCAAAAGCATCGCTTGGGATGTTCGCCTGTGTTTAACGTCTTTAGCGCCTTGGACGCTAGTGGGACGGTCTGGCTCTCGATGCAATGGTGCATGAAAGAGAGTGCCTTCGTCCCAATCGTCGGGTCGGATGATTTTGCCTGCCATTAGTGCCTCCGTAGTAGGGATAGAAGGTGACGCTAGAGAAGTTACACGATCGGTGTGACGAAAGTGTGGATTATCTTTTTCCAAGCCTGCACAATGAGCCGAGGGTTCTGGGCGAACGTCGGCGAGACCTCAACATGGATCCAGTATCCGCCAGGGCCTCCGTTGTTTTCGGCGTCCCATTCTTTCCAGCCTGGCTTTCCGTCACGGTTGCAGCGGAAACCGCGCCCGTGGGTTCCCCAGACGTACTGATGGATCTCCTCGATGCCGAGGGCGACGTGGTTGTCGGCGAGCCAGTCACAGATTTCGGTGACTAGTTCTTGCTGGGATTGTTTGTAGCCAGCGTCAAAGGCGCGTCCTGTGCCGTGTACTGAGAGCATGGTTGATCCGCGCATCGGTCGGTAGGCGTAGATCCCAAGGTTCTTGAAACCCCATTTGGTGCCGAGAATGTCGAGGAGTTTGTGTGCTCCTGGGGTGGCTTTGCCGTTTGCGGTGGCGTCTTTGTTGCCGGTGTACGGCATGGCGTTACTTTTTGGAGCTGCTTTAGGCGTTGTCATTTGGTTTGTCTTTCGGCTTGTCTTTGAGTCCGTTTCCAGCGAGTAGCCCGATGAGTCCGCCCGAGAGGGTGAGGAGCATCGAGGAAAGGATGTTGATTTGCTGTGCGTCAAGTTCCGCCATTGTCGCTGGCTGTGAAACAAATAAGAGTCCGTAGAGAATTGTGAACACGGAGCCGACGAAAGAGAGTGTCAACCCACACGCGACGATCATGACGATCCGCGCTTTTATTTCTTCGTTAGTCAGTCTGTTCTCGGGTTTCTTTAGCATTTGCCACCTGTCCCATATTGTGGGGTCTCTGTTGTCTGTGTTGTTTCTGTGATGGTTGCGCTGAGTGCTTTGTTCTTTGTGCGCGGTTCACAGTTGAGGCGGACGCGGTCTCCGCACGCGGTGAGGATTGACGCGAACAAAAGCGCCACGAAACTAATCCGCCAAATCATCAAATTTTTCCTCTGGTAATTGTGCAATTTCTTCGGCGGTAAGTTCGCGCGTGACTGTTTCGCCTGTTAATGCGTCGTGGAACATTCCTATCGGTTTTGTTTGTTCATTGCTCATTGTTTATGCCTTCCTATACCCATAGACGGTGACATTGCCTGAGAGGTTGTCTGTGCTTACAAAAACGGTAAAGCCTGTGTATTGAGTCGTAGTATTCATGCCACCAAATAAAGAACGCATGGCGATTGCAAGAATATTTGATTGGTAGGCGCTTTGAAAACCGCTGTACGTTGTTGTGAAAGCAAGGTTCGGGTTACAAATGTCTAACGTAATTGAACCACCATTATTTCCACCACTAGAAAGCGATCCAATATCGGCGCTCACGGAGCCACTTGAACCCGTGTTGAAAGGCGTTGCCGCATAGAAACCGTAAAGCCCGTAAAAATAGTTAGCGCTAGAGTCGTCTGAGGTTGTTCTGAACCTTAAACCCATGACCCTTGTTGTGCCTGTTGAATTGTTTAAGTTAGTTATTACAACTCTGTATGCGTCGTAAGTACTTGAAAAAACATTAGAAAAACTATTGGTTGGGCCTGTTAAAGCTGCGCTTGTTATGTAAACAAGCCCGCTGTTTGCTAGATACGTGTTTGTGTCCGAAGCGGTCAACACCTCGCCAGTAGTAAAAGTTTTTATAGCCATTAAAACCCCAGTCTATTCTCGTTAAGTTTGCCGTAAATAGCATTATCTAGAATTAAATACGCGTTATTGTCTTGCGCCGACATATACAACGTGACGCGAGTCTGCTGAGGAGTCGCGCTGATATTGACGCCCTCAAAAATTGTGTTAAACGTCCCAGACCTGAAACTGACTCTGCCGTTTGTGTTAATTGGCGCTTTGCATAACTCGATGACGGCTGTGTTGAAAAGTCCCCCAGGTCGGGAAACCTGCTGGACGTCGGTGAAAGTGATCGCGGCAAGAGTCGAGTCCGTATCTTGAAAGTTGTTTAGCACCCATTGGGCGTGGTCCGAGGCTTGGCTTGTGGTGTAGTCGATGGTGTCTTTTTGCCAGCCGTAAAGCGGTGTCGTGGCAAGTGTCGCGGTTTGAGCTGCGAGACCTGCTGGGGTGATCGTGACGGAGTTGTAATAGTTGTCCGCTGATGACCTGAACTCGATCTGCTCATATTTCATTTGCAGGTCGTAAGCCGTCCCTGTGCCGTCGTTGAACACATAGGTCGTGGCAAGTGGGGCGTTGCGACCGAACCACCACAGATAAAAAGCGCCTTGGTGGGTGTAGTTGTCGGCCCACATTCGCGCCTCTTCCGTGCGCGTGATCGTGTTAACTAACTCAAAAGCGTTGCCTGTGTACGTTTGCGCGGAGCCGATAGATCTGCCGAAGTTCTGCACAGTAGAGAGTCCGACAGTTGTGCCGACGTTAAGAACCTGAGTATCCGTAAGGTTCTGGGCTAGTGAATAGTTTGTGAGCTGTGCGCGTCCCCAGTCCGCTTGAATGCCTTCACATGAGATTGTGACGCGATCCTCATTAGTGACATACCCATACGAAATGGTCACGTTTCGGATCCGACCGATGAAGCAGTCAAAGTCATCCGTCCCGACAACGACGCCAGGCTTGTTGATGTACGCAATGATCGGGTCGCCCAGTTTCGGGGTTGTTGTCCACGATGAAGGAAACTCCGACTCGACTGTCATGGTGTCAATGGAATAGTCGTCAATTTGTAGTCGGCGTCCCTTAAAGATGTTTATCGATTGGACTGATGGCAGGGTCACCCATGACGCGCCCGACTTGAAGTCAACTTTCCAGACGAAAGGTGTAGCCATTAAGCAACTCTTACTGGTAGAGGGCCGTTGCTTCTGTTGTACCTACGCAAAGCATCGACGATGGCATTGGGGTCTCCTCCGTTGACGTACACGTTGAATGTGTTGCCCATGTTGGGCATATTGCGCCCAGAGAGAGGGATCACGGCCTCATCGCTACCGCCTTCGCCAATGAGCGCGAGCGTTCCGCCTGCCCTTGCTTTGACGATGCCACCCTCGGCAAGCATTGGGATCCGAGGTATGTCTGGAGGGTTGATCGTCAATTTCGGCCCTGGGCCTGGAGGGTCAATAGTGAACTCGAGGAGCCTGTTGATCCGATCTATGAGCTGAGTGTTGACGACTGAGATGATGCCGTTGGCGAAGGCTTTGCCGATCTCTAGACCGAACTTGCCGAGATCTGAAAACGCTCCGAGAACAGCAGTCACGAGAGACCTTGCCAACTCGAGAGCGAACCCTGCGAGTCCTTTGATTAGATCGGGCCCAATATCTACGAGCCATTTCAGCAGCGCGACTGAGAGTTTTGCTGTGGCTTTGATCAAGAGCGGTATGCCGTCGTTAATGATCCATTTGATCATGTCGCCGATGAAAGCGCCGAGAGCGGTGAGGGCTTCTGGCCCTGACTCTTTGATCCATGCTGTGAGTTTTTCTTTGAGGATGCCGAGCTTCTCGGAAAGCAATGGGAGACCGTCGTTGATGATCCAGTTTCCCATCTTGACCAGAAGGTTCTTAAGTGCCTCTAGGGCGATCGGGATGCCTTCCTTGAGCCGGTCGCCGAGCAACTTGAGAACCCCGCCTAGACCTTCTTTGTCGAAGATTGCGGAAACTTTTTCAAACGCTGGGATCAGAACATTTGTGGCAAAGCCGACGATCTTTTCGAAAGCTGGGAGGAGTGCTGTGCCGAGTGTTTCGGATGCTTCGCCGAAAGCGTTTTTGAGTCTGTCAAAGCGTCCGACCGCGCTATTGGAAAGTGCTTCCTGGCTTCCTCCGAAGTTTTCGTTAACTGCGTCCATTGCTGCAGCGAAGTCCTTGGACTTAATGATGCTTGCATCGAGTGGGACGCCGAGCTTCTTTAGCGCGCCCATCTGACCTAGGTAGCCTTTTGCTAATGCGGCGGTAGTTGCCTCGAGCGGCTTGCCGGTCGCTGCACTAATATCCATGGCACTTTTGAGCAGGTCAAAGGCTTTAGTCGAGTTTCCTGTGGCTCTGACGAGTGTGCCGAGACCGTTTCGGAGGTCGTCGTCGGCGACGCCAGTAGCCAAGGTCATTGAAGAAATGAGATCCTCAATGGAAGAGATCTGATCGTCGGTCGAGTTCGATGAGTTCTTTAGTGTCTTTGCTAGGACGGCTTGCCCTTGAGCATCTTCTGCAGCTGCTTTGACTGACGCGCCGAGACCTGCTGCTATCGCTGCTCCGCCAATGGCTGCGAACTTGGCGACGTTCTTAAATACTTTCGTGGCTGAACCGCCGAAGCCTCCAATAGCTGAGTTAGCGAGGTCGATGCCTTTGCCGTTGAAGTCGGTAATAATCGGGATGTTGATAGCCATTAGCGCATTTCCTTCTCAACTTTGTCCATGACGTCTTCTACAAGTTTGACTATTCCACGCTGGACGTCTGGGAGATGTTTGTCTGCTGTAGGCCACAAGATGAAACTTTTTTTGGCGCGTAAGTTTTTGTTGAATGTTTTGCCAGGGTTCGCTTTCCCTGCTACTTCAAAGATTGCGCCTGCTGGGTTCGCCTGGGTTATGTAGATGACACTCGAAGCGTTTTTGCGCGTAGAGGTTTTCAGTTTGACGCCGGAGCGGACTTTGCTCACTGACCACGGCAACAACTCGCGCCCATTGTTTGTCCAGAGTTTCGCCATGCCAGAAAGAGGCATCTCTGGGTATTCGGATTTAGCGTCGGCGACAAGTGGCGCTGCAATGTTTTTGGCTTCACGATTGAAGTCTTTGCGATACTCAGGATCTATTTTCCGTAACGAGATGATTGCCTGCTTCGCGCCTTTGATCTCTGATTTCATTTCGATCATCGTTAATCCTTTCGGCGTCTATTAAGCACATCTATCACAGTGTTTAGATCTGTGTAAGTGAACTCGATGGATGGGGGCCAGTAGCCAGTCTCGACAAGTAACTCGGCGAGGCTGCGCCCTACTGATCCCCTTGTGTGGGGTTTGCTGACTCTGTTTCCAGTACTTCAAGGTTGACTAACTTTTTGAGGAAGTCGTCCAGAATGACTGGTGGGTTGTGTCCTTGCTGTTTGGCTGCTTCGTGGGCGAGGTAGCCGAGCATCTCTATCGAGATACCGTTAGCGAGGTCGGACGCTTTGACTTTGTATTTCCGCTCGAGCTGCACAAGATGAAAGAGATTAGTTTCGACAACGTAATCTCCTTCTCCTGTGTTGATCTTGATGGATAGTTTCATGGGGTTTCCTTTGCACGGTAAGGGATGGGATTAGGGGGTGATGTCGCGTACCCAGGTGCCACCCGAGAAGCTGATTTCCATTACTTGGAGTTCGCCAACGGTGTAGGTGATTGGGTAGTTCGCGATCATGGTGTTGCTAATTGTCCACTCTGGGTTGTCAGCTGCGATAGCGCCTGAGCCTTTTTTCACGACGATAACTGTGTCGCCTTGACCGACTTCGCCAGCAATGACGCCTTCAACTTCTGATGCGCCGTATGACATATAAAGCGTGATCGTGCCTTCTACGGTCTGTAACCCTGGCACCATGCGCTCTCCAGTATCGCCGAAAGCGGTGCTAGTAAGTGGGTTGTTGCCGAGAGTAAAACTGATGCTCGAGGCCTGATCGGTGAGATCAACGGTCGCAATTTTTAGCTCTGCCGGTTGTGATAAATAAGTTGTAGTTGCCATGATTTCTCCTATGGGTTTCTTGAGGTTCCCACACGAACGACTAGATCGTATGAGGGGATATCTTGTGATCCGATTGTCGTGACAGAAGGACTCCCCGAGATGAGAGAGATCGCGCTGTTCATGATCGTGTCGGCTGTGGTGATGAGGTAGTCGCTAGCGTCGCTGTTGCCTGGGGGCGCTGCGAGGATCCTCACTCCGAAAGTGATTTCGGCGATGTTGCTGTTAAAGCAGGTGAACGTGGGTGGTTCGACAAAGACCGTCATCGGTCTAGCGTTGCGTGCATCGGTGACAACTGCCAGCCCGAGTCCCGTGAGCGAGGCTACAAGGGTGCTCTGCGCGCTTGCAAAGATGCCTGAGGCACTCATGCGACTTGGCTCCGATTGACGCCGAGCAGACGGTTGATCTGTCCCATCGAGCCGACGGTTCCTGGGATGTTCATTGCTTCAAAACTGGCGAACGAGTCAACGCTTCCGCGCTCTCGATAAAGAGCTCCAGCGAGCATTGTTGTCCCGAGTTTGACGTCCGCGCCTGGGACGGTAGTGAGCGAGTCAAAATAACCTGCTTCCTTCCGACGCCGAAACGCGAACGCGTTAGCTGCATCCGTGCATGAGCCAACGAAGGCTGTGTCGTTTGCGGTGGCGACACTTATTCCAAGCCAGGCGAGAACGTCGTTCGCAACGATCCACGTGCAGGTCTGAGTCCAGGTAAGCGTCCCAGTCGGGATCGCTGCACCACGTTCCAGATCTGTTCCGGCATCGTAGAAAATAATCTGGTTCCCGATGTAAACGTCGTAGTCAAAAAGCAGATCGCCTTCGTCATCAACGCCTTCAAAATAGTAAGGGTTGATTGCATAGACGGTATGGGGGCCGTTTAATCCGTGGCCTAAGCCTGCGAGCGTAATGCTTTGACCGATGCCGATGTCCGTGTCCTCGAGGGTCTGCACCACGGCGTAGTCGTTTAGTCGCTGGTGGTGAGTGACTGCGAATACTGCCATGGTGCAAACTTTCTCGAGTGGGGCTAAGGATCAGGGAACGCGCTTGACGAACTTGGTGGCGTCCATCATTACCGCGCTGAAGTAGCCGCGGAACTTGATGACACGACCGAGCGCGCCGTCTGCGAGGTCAACCGATACTGCTCCGCGTTGCTGTTCCCAGCACTCGAAGCCAGTGGAGTCGCCGACATAGACCTGGTTGTTGATGTTGCGATCTACCACAAGGTTCAGGCCAAAAGCGTTGCCGTTGAAGTTGCTCGCTGCAGTTGTGCCGAAAGCGTTCTGTGGCCCGACATTTGGGAAGAGTGGACGGTTTGATCCGTCCGTCAATGCTCCAAGGTAGGCGTAGAAACTTGGTGACATTACAAGCACGTTGGGCAGGTTGCCGTTCGAGTTGGTCAAGATCTGCTCTGCTGAGTTGTAAATGAATGACACCCAGTCGGCTGGGTCGGCCGCATTTGCAAAAGCCTCGGTTTGGCTAACTCCAGCTTCGAAGGTGGTGCAGGCTGCGATGTCGGTGGCGTTTGCGTAAACGCGTGCCATGTCATCAAGCAATGCTCCGAGTACTTCAGGTGAAGTCATGTCGAGGCTTTCTTCTGACAATTTCACAAAACCGCCGTAGAGGGCCTTTGTAATTTGGATGTCGTCAACTACGAAAGTTCCTTGATCGAGTGCTACGAGTTCTCCGTTGCTTGCACCGATAGTTGTGTTCGTGGTGACTTTTGGACGGATGAAAACTTTGCCGCTTTGTGGCATTTGGCGAACGCCCATGGCTGTAATAAGCGGACGATAGTTAGCGACAAAATTGTTGTAGATCGGTTGCACAATGGGAACTGGCAGGATGCCTGGCAGGTCGTTTGTTACCACGTTTGGCGCGGCTGCATGGATGCGAGAGTTGAACTCTGCGAACTCGCTACCGCCAGCGACAAACTTGACCATGTATTCGGCTGCCGATGGCAACGAGAAGTTCTGTCGCGCTGTTGCGTAAACGATTGGGCTTGTGGGGATTGTTGCCGACTCTGCTGACTCGGCCTTGATTGCTTCTGACACTGTTTCCTCCTCAGGGGTGTCTAGGGTTTCTTCTTCTATTTCGCTTTCCTCAGGATCGGCCGAGGCTGCGATTTCGGTGATCAACGCCTCCGCATAAGCGGGGACGGCGACCAAACTGAGCTCGATTAGCTGCGCCTTAGACACAACCATCACGCCCGATTTATCGAACTTAAATGAGACAGGGTTAGCGCCGACGCTTACTGAGTCATACGCGCCAGCCTTCAAAAGAGCGACTGCGTCCTTCGATGCGCGAGTATCCGCCAGCGTTGCTTCGAACTCAAGGCCAGCGTCGGAGTCGGCGAGAGCGTTAACGACTCCGCGAAGTTGGCTCATATCGTGGTTTTCTAAAAGTTTTGCTGGTTTCTGAGTTAGGTCAAACGCGCCTCGTAGAAACTTGACGCGCTGACCTCCTGAGACAGTTGCAACAACATCCCAGGGGACGGCGATACCGGCGATACGCGCTGGGCGGTTCTCGTCGCCTGTCTCGGCGATGATGAGATCTAGATCTGCGTGAAAATGGATCATGGTTACTCCAGGTTGTTTGTGTCGGAGAGTGGGTTGACTTCTGGCTCTTGCATAACTGGCTCTGCCATGTCTGGAGCGTAGAGACCGATGTATTCCTCGAGATCAAACTGGCAGTGGCGTCCTCGAGGAAGTACGTCGTCCATAGACAGCCGTTCCTCTATGGCGTGAAGCAATGGGCGCGCCCCAAAAAGGATCAAGTCTTGTCGAGCCTGCTGTGCGTTCGAGTAAGTCATTCCGCTCTGGTCAATGGCGAGCAAGTAGGCAGGAATGTCCATGAGGCGAGAAAGTTCTTTTGTCTGATACTCGCGTCCCTCTACGAGCTGTAGTTTGCTCGGGTCTTGGTCAAAAGATTGGAAGGTCACAAACTCATTGAGAGCGCCGATCGCATTGGAGCGACGATTAGCGGCCCAGGCTGCAGCCATCTCTCCGAGCTCTTCGCCTGACATGGGCTCTCCGCCTTTTTGCTGAAGATAACCGGCTGCGATTTCATTTGAGGCGAAGCGCTCTGCTGACTGATCGAGTTTGAGCGAGATCTGTATGGCGCGACGGCCCGAGTAAACGACGCCAAGGTTGCCGTTAAGGAACTGGATCACGTTGCTCGTGTCAAGTGGCATCCCGTTGAACTCAAGTTCGTCGGCTGGGCCGAACCACTCTGGGGGCTGATTTTGAGGACTTTGAACGAGGTTCGCTGGGAGCCATTGAAAACTGGCAGGAAAGCCTGTGCTGTAGCGCGAGGTCACAGCCCAGAAAGCGCGACCGTAGAGGATGAGATCCTTTGCGGTTTTTGCCATGATGAAGTTGCGAGTGACCTTAGGGTCGGGCCTTGTCATCCATGACTCGCCTTCGACGTAGATCTTTTCGTACTCTTCGCCGTTCCATTGGAGGACGTAGGACTTCATGTCGAGGGTTCCCACCACCGTACTCAGCAGCGAAACCGCGCGAGTGATGGTGGGTACAGATAGTGCAGCTTCTTCAAACGCCCCTACGGTGTAAGAATAAAACTGGCCTATCTGCGACGCGCCAGAAGCAGCTCCTAGTGGGGCGGAGTTATACGCTGGCGCGGTGATCTTTTTACCGAAGAGAGGCATCACCTGGAGTCTCTACCTAGCGTGTAACAAAAGCAAGGACTGCGGCAAAAGATAGAGAATGATCACCTACCGAAGGCGATGGCTGCTCTTGCCTTTTGCGTCGGCTTCGCTACGAGTGCAGCTGCGAAGATCATGCACCTTGCCATAGTGATCGGGCCGCTGCTCTTTTGGCTGCTGATCGTGTACCCAGATTGTGTCTTGACGCCGACGGCTCTGTTGACGTGCTCGAGGAGCATTTGCTCGCCGGTATGCACTAGGCGTCCCTCGTTGATGAGCTGACGGATCGTGCTTGTGTGGGTAACAAGTTCGCCGTAGCCGACGTCTATTTTTTTCTTGTCTAGATCCATCGGGGCCATCTGGAATAGCGAAGGCGTGAGCGCGATCTGTCGGCAAGTCTTAGCGGACTCATGCACCTTTTCCCAGCAAGCGCCGAGAGTGTCTGTCACGAACTCGACAGTCACCGCGATCTGTCCCTCATCGTTGAGTTGTGCGCGCACCCCACAGTAGAGAGACTCATCGATTGAACTGTCCACGCTGAGGACGCCCCCCTCGGGCATCACCGAAGTCGTCAACTTGTCAAAGACCCCAGGGTTGAGCCACGAGTTAGCGCTCGAGATCCACAAGTTCAGTGAGGCGCGCATAAAGGCTGCTTTGTCCACCTGCTCGGACTCATCAACCAAGATCTCGGGATCCAAGGTGTAGCCGATCGCTGGGTTAGCCATCGCCCAGTAGCCCTTTTCAACCATCGGGTCAACGCCTGGGGGGACGCTCCACTCGGCAAAGAACAATTTAGAGAACTTCTTTTCGTCAATAGCGCGGAGCGCTTCCTCTCTGAGTTTAAGCATCGCGTGTGAGTCCTCCGTGCCAGCGGTGCTCCAGCACGACAGCAAAGGAGACTGCATTGCGCGTTGAGATGGGAGAGCGCCATTGAAGAGAACGTCGGCGGAGATGTTCCAGACTTCGTCGGCGACAATGTACGTCGGCGAGAAACCGTGAAACGCTTTCGGGGTTGCAGCTTGGACTAGCCAGCGCGACTCGTCCGGCATGACAACCTCGTTACGACCGTAACTCCAGTAAGCCTTCGCGCCGAACTTCGCCTCGAGTAGCGGAGCCAACTGCTCAAAGATCTCCACAGCAAGATCCAACTGGTGAGCGGTAGAGATTACGAGGACGGGCTTGCCACGTCGGATCGGTTCCTTCACCAAGGCCCACAAGATGAAAGCCTTTAGCGCAACGGTCTTGCCATTCTGCCGAGCAACCGAAACAAGAGAACGCCGACGAACTAGATCACCGTTCTCATCGTGCTCCAACTGTCCTCTAAGCGCTAACAACTGCCACGGCATGAGATCAATGTTCATCACGTCATGCGCGAGAGCTGCAACTTCGTCGCCATAACTGCCACATCCCAACAACCCAGATATCAGCCGAGGCTCGATCATCCCAGGGCCAGGAGCATCAGACACCATCCGCCGAGATCCAGCCACATCAGGAGCCTTCTCTGTCTTCTGGGATAGATGGATGGA